ACTAAATGGGTTAATGAAGGCGTGAATTTATTCACTCTTGATTTAACAACAATTAATCTTACACAAAATCAATCTACATTCTCTATTGGTTCAAATCAATATCTTGATATATTAGATGCTAGTGTACGTGACACTAACAGCACACCTTCAACAGATACAGCTTGTGAAAGAATCAGTTTATCTGAATATTTAAACTACCCAAACAAATCTACAAAAGGCAAGCCTGTTCAATATGCAGTTGAACGTAACAGCCAGTATGATTCCTCAGGCGTAGCATCTCACACAGGATATTTATTTCCTGTACCTGATCAAACATATTATCAATTACTTTGCTGGACTATTAGATATCCGCAAGATGTAACAGATACATATACACAAAACCCAGATATCCCTAGAAGATATTTACCAGCATTAATTAGTGGGCTAGCTTTTGAAATAGCTAATAAAAATCCTGCTAAAGTAGATGCCGCTAGACGTGGTGAATTGAAATCTATTTATGTGGAAGAGTGGCAGTTTGCAAAAGAAGAGGATAGAGAAAGAGCAAGTTTTTATATTCAACCTAAGATTCGCGGGTACTAAGGGCGATGGCTAAAAGAGCTTCAGGTAAATATGCATATCTGATAGACGATCGTTCTGGCAGGAAGATACGATACAAAGATGCGCGAACAGAGTGGAATGGGCTTCGAGTTTACAAAAAAGATTGGGAGCCCAAACACCCGCAACTCACACCACCTAAGCTCGGACCCGAAGCAACATCATTAGAAAATCCTAGACCTGATAGTGACAACGTACCTACAACAGTACGTTTTGGTATCTATGGTTCTGGGTATTCACCACCAGCACAAGTAGCATTTGGCTCTATAAGTATCGCAGTTAGAGAAGAAGCGGATTCTTTAATAATGCAAACTGCTTTTAGCATCCCAACAATTGCCACAGGTTACACACTTATCGGTGAAGCACTATCTTCTACACGTGGTTCCGTGACTATCAATACTGCAGAGGATGCGGATTCACAATTATTACAAACAGCACTCGGTTCATTTAGTTTCAGTGCGCAAGAAAACGTGGTTGGTCAGTCAGCGACTACAGCAAAAGGTAGTCCAACATTTAGTGCTAGCTCAACCGCTGATCCAACAGGGCAATCTTTAGCTTCAGAGCACGGAGCTGCAGGATTAAATTTTAGTGGTACTGAAGTACCTGCTGGTCAAGAATTAACATCTGGCATAGGCTCTCTAACATTCCAATCCAGTTCTACAATAACATCACCAAATCAATCAGCTGCAACTGGCATCGGTACTCCAACAATTAATACAGGAGAAGACGTGAACGGGTTGCAACTTTCAACAGGATTTGGTACAATATCAATTGCAATAGACAACACAGGATGGGGTGCAGATTCCTGGGGTGCTAATGCTTGGGGTACATAATGGGATTAACATATAATCAACTTAAACAAAACGTGCAAGATTGGCTAGAAAATTCAGCCGTATCTTTTACAACAGCAACAGGTAGCGGTAAAGCTCCTATTGATTTGTGTATTGAATTAGCTGAATTACGTATAGCAAAAGAGACAGACCTTACTGCCTTCAGAAAAATTTCAACACTATCCTTGACAGGGGGCACGGCAACAGTAGCAGTACCTTCTGACATGGTTATACCAAGATACTTAAGGATTCTGAATGGAGATTTCTTATTAGATAAAGATGAATCATTTATCAAAGAGTACAATAAGAATCCGTCGAGTACGGGCACAGTTAAATACTATGCCTTAAATCAAACTGGAACAACATATACAAGTGGAAATCGACAAACTAATTTCTTGTTTGGACCAACTCCAGCCCTTGCAACAACAGTAGAAATAGGGTATACTATTAGAGTTCCAGGGTTATCACCAAGCAATCAAAACACTTATCTAGGTGATAATGCCCCAGACGCCATACTATACGGTACACTGATTGAAGCTATAGGATATATGAAAGAGACACCTCAAGTAATAGAACTATGGCAAGGTTATTACAATCGAGCAATCCAAACATTGGCGAATGAGGAACAAGTAAGAATGCGAAATGATGAGTTTCGTAATGGTGAACTAAGAACAATGCAGAGAGGACAATAAAGCATGGCAATTACATCAGCAATATGTAATAGCTTTAAACAAGAGATTTTACAAAGTAAACACGACCTAACTAATGGTTCAGGTAATACTTTTAAGATTGCTCTGATTAAAGCTGAATCAGCCCAAAGCGGTACTTATGGCGCCTCGACCACAAATTACACAGACGTAACTGGAAACAGTGATGAGCTAGCTAATGGTAGTGGATATACTACAGGTGGTAACACTTTAGTAAGTGTAACTCCTACATTAGATGGATCAACAGCAGTTTGTGATTTTGCTAATACATCATGGTCAAGTGCTACATTTACTACAAGAGGTTGTATAATTTATAACACAGACGATTCTAACTCAGCCTTAATGGTGTTAGATTTCGGAGCAGATTATTCGGTTTCTAATGGTACATTTACCATTGAGTTTCCAACAGCAGACGCAAGTAACGCAATTATAAGGATTAGTTAATGGCATCTACCTGGAGTAACGGTGGTTTAAACTTACGTTTAATGACCACAGGTGAGAACGATAACACCTGGGGAGATCAAACGAATGATAACTTAAAACGTCTTGAGAACAAGATTACAGGTTATGCTTCTGTTTCATTATCAGGTACAACACACACATTAACATTTACTACTGACCCCACTTCTTACACTGACGAAGATGGAAGAAACTTTGTCCTTAACTTCGGAGGTTCACCAGGGGGCACTTGTACGGTTACCATACCTGCACTAGAAACAGTGTACATGGTGCTGAACAATACAGCAGATAGTAATGACATAATCCTAACAACTGGTAGTGGTACAACATTTACTGTACCTGCTGGGCGTGACGCGTTTGTTTATTCGGATGGTACTAATGTAGCTAATGCATTAGCTGACCTCCAAGTTACAACAGTAAATGGTACAGATTTAACAACTGTTCCATCAAGTGGATTCGTAATCGCAATGGCGATTGCATTATAAAGGAGTAAGGAATGGCACAAAATTTTAGAAGATATACTTCTAACGCGGTAGGAACTTCCGCAGCTACCCTCTTTACTGCAAACTCATATGATACTGTAGTTGGAATCTCAGTCGCAAATATTACATCTAGCGCTATTAACGTAGATGTATATATTAATGATGCAAGTAATGATATTTACTTGGTCAAAGATGCGCCGATTCCTGCAGGTTCATCTTTGCAGGTATTAGACGGTGGCGCGAAATTCGTAGTCCAATCGGGCGATGCATTAAAAGTAATTTCTGATACAGCATCTTCAGCTGACGTATGGGTTTCAGCAGTAGATGATATATCAACATAAGGAGTAAGAATTGAGTTATATAGGGAATCAACCAGCCGAGAAGTATACAACCTTCTCTGTTCAGCACTTTACAACTAGTGCTACAACTACATATACGCTTGATCACCCTGTAGCAAATGAAAACGAGATTGCTCTTTTCATCAATAACGTGCGCCAAGAACCTGGGTCATCTTATGCTTATACAGCAGACGGAACTAACCTAGTGTTATCAGCAGCAACTGCTGGAACTGATACAATGTATTGCGTATTTATTGGTAAAGCAGTGCAAACAATTACACCAGGTGCTAACAGTATTACTGCTAACATGTTTAACAGTAACACATCATTTGAATTTCCAACACAACTATATGTAGCTGAAGCAACATTAACTGATGGAGCAACGATCAGTTGGAACTTAGAAACACAACAAGTAGCTAAAGTAACTCTAGGTGGTAACAGAACACTAGCGGCTCCAACCAATCAAAATGCTGGAGGCTTTTATGGTCTAATGATTATTCAAGATGGTACAGGATCTAGAACTCTTAGCTTCAATACTGTATACAAGTTTACTAACGGGATAGCTCCTACATTAAGTACGGCAGCTGCCGCAAAAGATATTCTAGTATTTAGAAGCGATGGTACAAATTTATATGAAGTAGGAAGGAGCGTCAACGTAAGCTAATGTTTGCTCTAGTAGAAAATAATCAATTCGTTAAGACAGTATCTTCTAGCAAAGGGATTGAACTTAACGGTGTACAATATCCTAAAACAATTTTCACATTATGGACTGAAGCAGAAAGGAATGCGATAGGACTTTATGAGATCAATGTTAATTCGGAAAACAAAAAGGATGAAGCGTATTACATTAATACGAACATCACATACGCTTTTAACGGTGGGACTGTTACTGGTTCTTACGGTACTTCTACCGCTAAACCTTTAACTAATATTTTATTTACTGAAGAAGATGAGATTCCTTCTGATAGAGTCGTGGGTGATATCAAACAGTATGGATTAAAAGAACAAAAGATTTCTATTATTAAACAACAAGCTGCAGGCTTATTAGCGCCAACAGATTGGCATGTAGTTAAAGCAGCAGAAGTTGCAGAGTATTCTGTACCTACAGATATCTCTACATACAGAGCTGCAGTTCGTACAGCATCTAATGATATGGAAACAAAGATCAATGCGGTAGCAGATGTAGATGCACTGAAAACTTTATACGAATACACAGAACAAGAAGATGAAACTTTTACTAGACCACTTGGTGAGTTTCCAAAGGAGATCGAATAATGGCTATATCTAAAATACAAGCAGAGAGTATGAATCTTGCAGATACTTATGACTTTACAGGTACTGTTACTGGAACACCAAACGATATGGTTCAAGTTGCTAGTGCTACAGGCGGTGGTACAGCAACACAAGTATTTAATGGGTGTTTTACAAGCACTTATAAATTTTATTTAGTATTAGCTAGTTATAATTTATCTGCAACAGGTACTGTAAGTTTTAGATTTCAAGATTCTTCTAATAATGAAATTACAACATCAAATTATTATAATGCAGGTCTTAATGGAAGAATGGAAATTGGAGGCTCTGGTGTAAGTAGTATTGGTAATTGGGGTGGAACATCAATTCATCATGGTAAAGTCTCTTTAAATGTAGCAGAGCCTAGTGTAAAAATGTTTGTCTATAATCCATTTGCTAGTGAAAAAACAGTATGTGACACAGTATTTCACGCTCAAGATAATGCTAGTGGTTTTAATACTGTCTTTATGGGTACAACTCTTGATTCAGCGACATCAGTGACTGGTATAAGGTTTTTAAACTATTCAGGTAATTTTAATTCAAGGTCTGAATTTAGAATATATGGGATAAAATAATGACAAACGAAAATAAAAAATTTGTAGTATCGCCAGAGAATCCTAAAGGAGTATTGGTAGATATGACATCAGAAGAAATAGCACAAAGAAAAAAAGATTTAGATGCTATACCTTCAGAACTTGATAGAGCATTAAACAGTCTTAGAGAGAAAAGAAACAATTTATTAGCCAAAACAGATTGGACTAGCAGTAGTGATTTAACAATGTCTGATGCTATGACAACTTATAGACAACAACTTCGTGATGCTACAACAGGACTAGATACTGTAGAAAAAATAGAAGCATACGAATTTCCAACAGAGGTATTAAAATAATGGCATACATAGGTAGAGTACCACAGACTGGCGCATATCAACTCATAGATGATATCTCAGGATCATTCAACGGTACCTTAACAAGTTTCACTTTACAGTCTGGCTCGCAGAATATTTCTGTAGAGACAGAGCAGTCTTTAATCATCAGCATTTCAGGCGTTGTCCAGTACCCAAATACGGCGTACACTGTTAGCGGCAACACGATTACATTCACCAGTGCCCCCCTTGCGACCGATACGTTTAGCGGCGTGCTGTTAGGAAATGTATTTGATATCGGAACTCCAACGGATGCAACCGTAGGGCAAGCATCATTGAGCTCCACATTCATCTCGCAAAACGCGCAGACATTTAACAACATAACAATTGGTGCAAGCAAGAACGCTTCAGCCGCAGGACCAATTACTGTCAGCGGAACTTTAACCATTCCATCTGGTAGTACTTTTGTGATAGTATAGTAGGAATAAATTATGAGTACATTAGAAGTAAATACAATAGCCCCTCAATCAGGAACAACAGTTACGATTGGTGGTAATGGAGATACAGTAACACTAGG